TCGGGCGTAAGAACGGCAAGACCGCGCTGGCCGCGATGCTGGTGCTGCTGCACCTAGTCGGGCCCGAGGCACGGCAGAACTCGCAACTGGTCTCCGCGGCGATGTCGCGCGACCAGGCGGCCAAGTTATTCGGGCTGGCGGCGAAGATGGTACGGATGAGCCCGGACCTGTCGGCGTATGTGACGATCCGCGATTCGATGAAAGAGCTTTTCTGCCGCGAACTCGGGACGTTGTACGAGGCGCTTTCCGCCGACGCGGACAAGAATTTTGGCTCGAGCCCAGCGCTGGCGATTCACGACGAACTCGGTCAGGTGCGGGGACCGCGGTCGGAATTGTACGAAGCGATCGAGACCGGCATGGGCGCCCACGAGGGGCCGCTGTCGATCGTCATTTCGACCCAGGCGCCGACCGACGCCGACCTGCTGTCGCTGCTGATCGACGACGCGAAGTCGGGCAAGGATTCGAAGCGCAAGCTGTTCATGTTTTCGGCGGGCCCGGACCTTGACCCGTTCGGCGTGCCGGCGATGCGGGCGGCGAATCCGGCGTTCGGCGACTTCCTCAACCCGGTCGAGGTGCAGGATAACGCGGAGTCGGCGCGACGCATGCCGAGCCGTGAATCCAGTTACCGCAACCTGCACCTGAACCAGCGGATTTCGCAGACATCGCCGCTGATCCCGCGCGCGGTGTGGGTGGCGTGTGCCGCCGCGCCGGATGATGACGTTTTCCTGTCTGGCCGGGTCTACATCGGCCTGGACCTGTCGGCGCGCAATGACTTGACCGCACTCGTCGCCGTTGCCCGGGGCGACGATGGCGCTTGGAACGTGCGCGCCGAGTTTTTTGCGCCGGAGGTCGGCGTCGTGGATCGCGCGCACCGGGACCGGGCTCCGTATGACGTGTGGGCGCGCGACGGCATGCTGACGCTGACGCCGGGGGCGAGCGTCGACTACGCCTTCGTGGCCGAGCGGCTATGTGCGTGGTGTGACGATCACGACGTGGCCGAGATCGCGTTCGACCGCTGGCGCATCGAATCGCTGAAAACCGAACTGCGCCGGATGGGCCGCGAGGTTCCCGACCCGCCGTTCGAGTCCGACGGCATGCGGCTGTCGCCGTTCGGGCAAGGATTCAAGGATATGTCTCCGGCGATCGATTCGCTGGAGTCCGAGCTGCTCAACCTCCGCCTGCGGCACGGCGGCAATCCGATTCTCACATGGTGCGCGGCGAACGCGATCGCGGTGCGCGATCCGGCCGGCAATAGGAAACTCGACAAGATGAAAAGTACGGGACGCATTGACGGGTTGGTGGCGCTGACGATGGCGATCGGCCGGGCCACCAGCGCCGAGGGTGCGATCCCCGAGCGGTCATTCTGGGAAACCGCTGCCGCATGAACTTGCCAACGTGGTTGACCCCGTGGCGGCGCAAATCGGTCACCACGTCGCTCGATCTGTTTCGCGAACTGTTCGGCGGTCGGGTCTCGAAGTCCGGCGCTTCGGTCAATTGGAAAACCGCGCTTGACGTGACCACTGTTCTCGCCTGCGCGAGGGTGATCGGCGAAGGCGTGGCGCAGGTGCCGCTCAAGTTGCTGCGCGATTCCGCCGATGGCCGGACCAAACTGCCAGCGACCGATCACCCGCTGTACCCGATCCTGTACCGGCGGGCGAACTACTGGCAGACGAGTTTCGAGTTTCGCGAAACGATCATGCTGCACTTGGTGTTGACCGGCAACGCCTTTGTGTTCAAAAACGTGGTGGGCGGGCGGATCACCGAACTGATCCCGTTCGAGCCGCAGCACGTCACGGTCTACCGCGCGACCGGCGGCGAATTGACCTATCGGGTGATGATGCCGGAGGCGTCCTCGGGCGGCGTCGATGCTACCGGAGCGACCAAGCTATTCCCCGCAGAGTCGATCTGGCACCTGCGCGGCCCGTCGTGGTGCGGCTGGCTGGGGCTGGAGTCGGTGTTCCACGCCCGCGAGGCGATCGGGCTGGCGATGGCAACCGAGGAATCGCAGTCGCAATTCCACAAAAACGGCGCGCAGACGACGGGCGTGTATTCGGTCGAGGGTGCGCTGAACGAGGCGCAATTCAAGGCGCTGCGCGACTGGATAGAAAAGTACCAAGCGGGTAAGGAAAACGCCGGGCGGCCGTTCATTCTTGACCGCGCGGCGAAGTGGACCGCGCAACAGATGAGCGGGGTCGACGCGCAGCATCTTGAAACGCGGCGCTATCAGGTCGAGGAAATATGCCGCGCGTTGCGGGTGATGCCGATCATGGTCGGGTACTCGGATAAGGCCTCAACGTATGCGAGCGCCGAACAGATGTTCCTCGCCCATGTCGTGCATACGCTCGCGCCGTGGTATGAGCGCATCGAGCAGTCGATCGATGTCAACTTATTGACCGACGCGGACGCGAAAGCGGGGATTTACGCCAATTTCACCGAGGAAGGGCTGCTGCGCGGCTCACTCAAGGACACCAAGGACGCGATCCTCGGCTACGTCAATGGCGGCATTCTTACGCCGAACGAGGGGCGGGCATTGCTCGACCGCAACCCGGACCCGGACCCTGCAAGCGACGAGCTGCGCATCCCGGCGAATATCGTTGGCGAGACGCCGCCGCCGACCGACACCACGCCGGTACCGCCGGCAGGAGGATGACAAATGGAACGCATCGAGTGCTCATTGCGCGAGTTGAAACTTGCGGCGTCCGACGCGATGACTTTCTCCGGCTATGGCGCGGTGTTCGGGAACGTCGACGCCTACGGCGACGTGATCGCTCCGGGCGCGTTCGCGGAAACGCTGGCGATGGCACAGAAAAGCGGCATTTGGCCCGCGATGCTGCTGCAACACGGCGGGTCGATGTTCGGCGGCGGCGCGATGGATCAGACGCCCATCGGGATTTGGACGAGTCTCGCCGAGGATGGCAAGGGACTCAAGGTCGAGGGTACGCTGGCGCCGACCCCGCGCGGGCAAGAGGTTCATGCGCTGATGAAGATGGCGCCACGGCCAGCGATCGACGGACTGTCAATCGGATTCATCCCGATCAAGTGGCGTAATCGGTCGACGCCGGACGAGCCGCGGCGAACGCTGGAAACAATCAAGCTGATGGAAATCTCGCCGGTGACGTTTCCGGCCAACGATCAAGCGCGAATTACCGGGGTCAAGTCGTTGGTGTCGCTCGCCGATTGCGAGCGGCTGCTACGCGATGCCGGATTCTCGAAATCCGAAGCACTGGATCTCGTCACTACCATCAAGAATTTGGGCCGGAGCGATTCTGGCCTGCCGGAGTCGCGGAGCGATTCTGCGTTATCCGAAATAGCGGCGTGGCTGTCAGCACGCAACGTGCAACTCCCTTAAAGGAAATCGCAATGGATCTCAACGAAATCAAATCCATGATCGAAACGCAAGGCACCGCGTGGGAGCAGTTCAAGAAGACGAACGATCAGATCATCGCCGCCAAGGCCGACGGCAAGGCGTTCGCCGATCTCGAAGTGAAACTGGCGACGCTCGGCACCGCGATGGACGCGGCGTCGGAACGCCAGAAGGCGCTCGAAGCGGACATCACCCGCCTCAATCGCCCGGACCTCGGTACCGACAAGCCGGACGTTGCCCTGGCGCTGTCGACCAAGCGGTTCAACGACGCGCGGCGCTCGCTGGCGACCAACTACGTGCCGGACATCGACGCCAAGACGTACTCGCTCTACAAGTCGGGCTACTGGAACTGGCTGCGCAAGGGCAACCTGGCGGCGCTGACTCCGGACGAGCAGAAGGCGATGATTGCGGGCGACGATTCGCAGGGCGGGTACATGCTGCCTGAGGAATCGACGGGTCGCATCTCGGCGCGCATTTTCGAGTTGTCGCCGATCCGCCAGTTGGCATCGGTGCAGGCGATCTCGACCGCGGCGATGGAGGGCATTTACGACAACGACGAGTCGAGTTACGGCTGGGTGGCGGAAACCGGCGCCCGCACCGACACGACCACGCCGACGGTCGGCAAATACCGGATCGAAGCGCACGAGATGTACGCCGCGCCGAAGGCGAGCCAGACGTTGCTCGACGACTCCGCAGTGGACATCGAATCGTGGCTGGCGGCGAAGGTCGCGGACAAGTTCGCGCGGGTGGAAGGTGCGACGTTCTGCACCGGCACCGGCGTGGGCCAACCGCGGGGCTTCGGCTCCTACACCACCGCGGCGACCGCCGATGCGAGCCGCACTTGGGGCCAGATCGAGCACGTCGTCACCGGCGCCAACGGGGCGTTCCACACGACCCAAGGCGACCCGTTGTTCACCCTGTTGCAAGCCTTCAAGACCGGCTATCTCTCCGGGGCGAGCTGGGTGACGACGCGGGAAGTGGTCGGTGCAATCCGCAAGTTCAAGACCACCACGACGCTCGACTACATCTGGCAACCGGGGCTGCAAATGGGCACGCCGGATCGGCTGCTCGGCTACCCGCTGGTGCTGGCGCAGGATCTGCCGGCGCTGTCGACCTACGCGACGCTGGCGTCGCCGATGTGGCTGGCGAACTGGCGCGAGGCGTACCAGATCGTCGACCGCATGGGCATCCGCACGCTGCGCGATCCGTTTACCAGCAAGCCGTATGTGATTTTCTACAGCACGGCGCGGGTTGGCGGGGCTTGCCTCAACTTCGAGGCGATCAAGTGCATCAAGTTCACGACCTGATCGTGCGCTGATCCCATTCACTCTCACATCAGACGAGGACATCATGAGTATCGAAAAGGACATGCACAACAACGTGAAGGTGCAGCGGGTCATTGCGCCGCTCGCAATCGGCGCCAACGCGACCAAGTCGGGGAAGGTCATCGATCGGCGCGGTTACGGCGGCGTCGAGTTTGTCGCCAGCTATGGCGCGGTGACCACGACCGGAACCATCGTTACATTGGTGGTGATGGAGGGCGACGTAACTGGAACGCTCACCAGCGTTGCGGACGCGGACCTGCTCGGCACCGAAGCGTTGGCGAGTCTGGCGGTTCAGGCCACGTCGCGCACCAGCGAAGTCGGCAAGAACGTCAGCAAGCGCGTCGGCTACAAAGGCATCAAGCGTTACGTCACCGTCGACGCGGTGCAGACCGGCACTACGTCGCTCGGCGCGCTGTCGGTCGAAGCGGTGCTATTCAACCCCGGCGTCGCGCCGACCGCGAATCCGTAACGGGGTGGTGATGAAGTTGGCGCACTCGTCGCTCGCCGGCGGGTGCGCCCCTGCGTCGCCGGAGCATGTGGCGCTAGTCGGCCTCGGGCCGTCGGCGGCGCAGTACGAGAACATCGTCAAGCGGCTCGGAGCGCGCAAGAAATTCTCCGACGAACTGTGGGTTATCAACGGCATGGGCGACGTGCTGCGCGCCGATCGCGTCTGGCATATGGACGACGTGCGGGTGCAGGAATTGCGGGCGAAGGAGCGGCCGGACTCCAACATCGCGGCGATGCTCGGGTGGAT